GTAGAGGCAAGTCATCTGCAAGAGGCGGAACAGTTAAAATGAAGTTTCGTTGTCCATCAGGTCCACGCAAAAGTAGACAAGTATCACACCCGTCCAAATGTTGGGATCATCCTAACGTTGCACAAGCACAGCGTATGAAAACTACCCGTGCTAGAACTGGCCCTCAACAGGCTAGACGTCAGTCACGTACCAAAAATATCAATACAGCAACTCGTTTGGTAAGAAGACTTAATAAATTCAAATAAAATACTTGACATTATGAATTAATTCTAGTATACTGTACAGTATATTAACTAGGAGAATTATTTGTGATTATTGGTGTATGTGGTTTTATTGGTAGCGGCAAAGACACTGTTGCTGATTACCTTGTTAACTTCCATGAATTTAGAAGAGAAAGTTTTGCTGACACATTGAAAGATGCAGTTGCATCAGTATTTGGTTGGGACAGAACTTTACTTGAAGGTAGAACAAAAGAAGCACGTGAATGGCGTGAAGAAGTAGATCATTGGTGGGCAGAAAGATTAGGAATGCCAACACTAACACCACGCTGGGTACTACAATATTGGGGTACTGAAGTTTGTCGTAAAAGTTTCCATGATGATATTTGGATTGCTAGTTTAGAGAACAAAATACGTAACTCTAAAGATGACATCATTGTAAGTGATGTACGTTTTCCTAATGAAGTAAAAGCAATTAAGAATCAACAAGGCAAGATGATTATGGTACAACGTGGACGTTTACCTAAGTGGTATGATGTAGCACTTGATGCAAATTCAGGTAGCAATGTAGCAATCAATGAACTAAAGATACAGAACATACATGCTTCAGAATGGGCTTGGGTTGGTACTAAATTCGACCACCATATTCATAATGATATGGGTATTGAGGACTTATATAAAGAAGTTAAGTCACTAGTAGTCAGCAGTTAAGTCACCCTGTTTCCACTTAATACCTTCTTTAGATAACACAGATATACAATTAGCACAAACAGTTTTTAAATTGCTGTGTCTACAGTTATCTAAATTTCCATCTAAATGTAATACTCTAAATACTTCTGGATGAGGTGATTTGAATCCGCATTTATCACATGAAGCTTTCTGTTTATAGCCAGCACGAGCCCATCTAGGTACACCTGTATACTGCCCGTGATTATTACATACTTCACATAGGCTTCTGTAATAGGTACGCTTACCTTTCTTATAGTTAACAGCACGTGGCCGTAATCCGCACTTACAAAGAGGTCTCATACATGTATTTACACCTTTTGGACCCCTTTAATGACTGGTTAAACCAGGCTAATTTTATATAAAGTGCTAAATACAATTGCAACAAGTTTACGTAATAGACTGATACGAAAATATTACCAGGAGATAAAAAAGATGGCATTAACATCACCAGGCGTAGAAGTAACAGTAATAGACGAGTCGTTTTATACCCCAGCAGAGCCTGGTACTACTCCTCTTATTGTTATCGCTTCATCGCAAGACAAATTAAACGCAGCGGGCACAGCTACAGCAGCTGGAACGCTAAAAGCTAACGCAGGTAAAGCATATAAAGTTACCTCACAGAAAGAATTAGTAGATCTTTTTGGTGTACCAACATTCAAAAAGACAGCGAGCAACACTCCAATACATGGAAGCGAATTAAACGAATATGGATTGCTTTCAGCATATTCATTATTAGGCGTTTCAAACTCAGCTTTCATTGTACGTGCAGATGTTGACTTAGACGAACTACAAGGTTCATCAACTGCTCCGGGAGCGAATCCAGCAGATGGCAAGTGGTGGATAAACAGCGGGTCAACTGCTTTTGGTATCCAAGAGTGGAATGGCGCAGCAGTAACCACAACAGGTGGTCAAAAATTTGCTGCTAAAACACCTATCGTGTTAACCGATGCAGATATTTCAAAAATTGATAACGGCGCACCTAAAACATCAGTTGGTGCTATTGGCGATTACGCAGTAGTATTTGAAACAGTTGATGGTAGCGGATCATTTAGTGCAAGTAAAGAAAATGCAACTATGTGGTACAAGTCCGCAGGTAACGGATCAACAGTTACACAAGGTAATTGGGTTAAAGTAGGAAGCAATGATTGGTCAGCAAGCCATCCAACAATTGTTGGCGATACTTTTTCAGCAACTGCAGGTAACTTCAGTATTAACGGAACAAACTTTACAGTAAGTGGCACATTAGATGACTTGGTTGTTGCAATTAACGGTGCTATTACAGAAACACAAGGTATTGTTGCAAGAAACGTAAGCGGTAGACTTTATCTTTATTCAGATGGTAGCTTAGATGATGGAATTGGTGATTCGTCCAAGTCAAATGCTATTATTATTGATGACGGTTTAAGTAGCCCACAGATTACTTTTAGTGAGTTAGGTATTTCAAAAGCAACTTACTATGGTCCACAGCTACACATTGATGCACACACTAATGTTCCAGAATTTAAAACTGGTGACACAACACCACGTCCAACAGGAAGTGTATGGGTTAAAACAACTGAGCCAAACAACGGCGCACGTTGGAGAGCAAGTAAATGGTCAGCAGCGACTCTTTCATGGGTAGCATATACTGCACCATTGTATGCTAACAACTCATCTGCAGTTTATGCATTAGATAAAGCAGGTGGCGGAGTTAACATTCCAACTGATAGCATCTATGTACAAACTAACGCAGAAGAAAATAGCGGTTACGATACAACACCAATGACTGCTTCGTTTAGAGCGTTTAGAAGAGCTGCAACAGGAGTTACTAAAATTACTTCAGCAGTAGTAGACGCAAGTACATTTACAGTAGGTGGAAACACATTTACAATTGCAGAAAGTATTAAAACATCAGCAGCATTAAACGCTGGAGTAAGCGTGAGCTTTACAGCAGCAGGTAATGCTAATGACGCATCATTAATAGCAGGTGCTATTAACAGTGCAGGTTTTACTAACATTGAAGCAGCAGTAACAACTTCAAACGCAGTAGAAATTTTCCACAAGTTAGGCGGAGAGTTTAGAATTACTGATGGAACTAATACTCCAATAGGAAGTGCTTATACTGCATACAGCATTAACACAGGATTAGGAACAGCAAACTTTTACGCAGCACCAACAGGCGCAAGTGAAAACTATGTTGTATCTAACTGGAAGCCTTTAGCAGCAGACAACTTTGCAGCTTCAAGCAATGCTCCATTAGCAGAACCAGCAGACGGACAACTTTGGTACAACCCAGAGTTTAGTGATGTTGACATTATGATTCATAATGGTACTACTTGGAAAGGTTACCAAAATTACAGTTCAGGATACGCTAACTGTTCACCATTAGGCCCAATTGTTTCAGCAACTGAGCCAAATGCAACAACAGGACAAAGCGATGGTACTGCACTAGTAGACGGAGACCTTTGGATTTCAACTGCAAGTTTAGAAGACTTTCCAACAATTTACAGATGGGACGGTAATAACCTAGCATGGGTACTTGTTGATAAAACAGATCAAACTTCAGAAGACGGTATATTGTTTGCAGATGCACGTTATGGTCTAGCAGGTTCTACTGGTAACACAGCAGCAACTATTAAAGACTTACTAACTAACGATTACTTAGATCCAGATGCTCCAGATCCTGCACTATATCCAAAAGGTATGTTGCTATGGAACTTACGTAGAAGTGGCGGTAACGTTAAAAAGTACAACAACAATTACATTGATTTAACAGCTGACAACACTCGCAACGGCGACGAAGCGATGACAAGTTATGCTACAGACAGATGGTCTACACAATCAGGCAACCAAGAAGATGGTAGCGGATCATTTGGTAGACATGCACAGCGTATGGTAGTAACACAGGCACTTAAATCAGCAATTGATACAAGTTCAGAAATTAGAGATGAAGAAACAAGAAACTTTAACTTAATTTCATGTCCTGGATACACAGAAACAATGAGCAACCTTGTTAACTTAAACATTGACAGAGGCTTAACAGCATTTGTTATTGGTGATACACCTTTAAGATTAGCAAGTGATGCAACTTCATTGTTAGCATATGGTTCAAACAGTGCGTTGGTAGTTGATAACAACGATGACGGACTTGTAACATACGATGAATACTTAGGTGCGTTTTATCCAAATGGATTTACAACTGACTTAGGTGGCGCAAACGCTGTTGTTCCAGCATCACACATGATGATGAGAACTATAGCATTAAGCGACCAAGTATCGTTTCCATGGTTTGCTCCAGCAGGAACAAGACGTGGTGGAATTAGCAACGCTACATCAGTAGGTTATATTGATGCAGCAACAGGTGAATTCCAAACAGTTGCATTGAACGAAGGTCAAAGAGATACGTTGTATGGACTAAAAATTAATCCAATTACATTCTTTAACGGTGTAGGACTTGTAAACTACGGACAAAAAACTAGAGCAAGAAATGCAAGTGCTTTAGATAGAATTAACGTAGCACGTTTAGTTGTATATTTAAGATCACAACTTAACAAACTTGCAAGACCTTATATCTTTGAGCCAAATGATAAGATCACAAGGGACGAAGTTAAACAAGCAGTTGAGTCATTATTACTCGAGCTTGTAGGCTTAAGAGCTTTATACGACTTTGCAGTTGTGTGTGATGAAACTAACAACACGCCAGCAAGAATTGACAGGAATGAACTTTATGTTGATATTGCTATCGAACCGATTAAGGCGATTGAGTTTATTTACATTCCATTGCGTGTCAAGAACACAGGAGAAATATAATGCCTATTACATCACTTAACAACTTTGGAGTACCAACAGACGCAGGCAACCAAGTGCTCTTGATGCCTAAACTAAAATATCGCTTTAGGGTGACACTTTTAGGATTTGGAGTTAGTGCTGCAACAGAACTTACTAAACAAGTTGTAGATGTTTCAAGACCAAAAGTAGGTTTTGAAGAAATGCAGTTAGACGTGTACAACTCAAAGGTATTCTTAGCAGGTAAGTATACTTTCGAAACACTAACATTGAACTTACGTGATGATGCTAGTGGCTTTGTACAAAAGCTAGTCGGCCAACAGGTCCAGAAGCAGTTTGACTTTGTCGAACAAGCATCTGCTAGATCAGGTATTGACTACAAGTTTACAACAAAAATTGAAGTACTAGACGGTGGTAACGGTACTAGTGAAAACGGAGTAAGCGTATTAGAAACAGCAAACATGTATGGTTGTTTCCTAACTAACGTAGACTACGGTGACGCTAACTACGCTACTAACGAAGCTATGCAAGTTGCACTAACTGTACGTTTTGATAACATGGTACAGTGGGGCGCAGGTGAGCAAGGCGTTGGCGTTGGAATTGGCGCAAACGTTGGAAGAACAATTGGTGAATCTACTACAGGTTCTTCAGGCGCTCAAGGCTAATAACTTTTTAAATAAAATAGAAGAAGCTCGGATTATTTTCCGGGCTTTTTTTATGGCTAAATAATAGTATGGCAAACAAATTCACAAGATTTCTCAGCGATTTTGCAACTGGACTTACTCAACCTAAAGGTATTATGGGTAACTATACCCATGCCACAAGACTGTTCATTGATAATACAATGCGTCTTGCACCTAAGACTAAATTTAATTATTATGTTAGGTTTGAAATGGATCCTATGGCTGTTAAGGCTGCTAACTTTAAATCCAAACATGCTGAAGAAACAGGACTGCTAGTTAAAGGTGTAGACTTGCCTAAGTTTAGTTTCCAAATGGATACACTAAACCAGTATAATAAAAAGCATAACGTTTACAAAAGAATTCAATACGACCCTGTACAGTTTACTATGCATGATGATAACCAAGGTGTTATAAGTGCTCTGTGGGCTTTGTACTATGGTTATTATATTGCTGATAGGAATAATCCTACACAAGCATATGATAGAGATCAATATAGAAACGGTAATACTAACAACTATGCATTTGGTTTTGATAACGGATCAACTGCGGACTTTTTTAAATCTGTTACTATCTACACAATGGGACGTAGACGCTTTGTTGGATACACACTAGTCAATCCAAAGATTCAACAATGGACAGCAGGTGGAATGGATTATGCAGCAGGGTCAGAAACTGCTGAAAGTTCAATGTCATTACAATACGAAGCAGTACAGTATACAGCAGGAACAATAAGTCAAGGTTCACCTAAGGGTTTTGCAACATTACATTATGATACAGTTTCATCTCCATTAGGAGTTGCAGGTGGCGGAACAGGATTACTACTAGGAGAAGGTGGTGTACTTGATGGACTTGAATCTATATTTGGTTCTATTGGTAACGGCAGTGCATTTGAAAGTCCTAAATCATTTTTAGGTACAGCTATTGCAGCAGTTAATACATATAAAAATATTAGAGGATTAAGTAAAGATTCTATTCTAAACGAAGGTGTTAATATTTTAACAAGTCCGGGCGGCATACAACAAATTTCAAATACAATATCGGGTGCAGCAGGTATATTCTTTCCAAAGAATGATGCAGCCAACGGAACTACTAAGGCACGACCAAAGTCTACAAGCAATATAAGTAATAGCTCATCGTTTGCTGGTAATCAAGGTGGAGGAACATAATATGCCTACTAATTTACCACCAAAGGAAATACAAGATAGTGCAGCACGTACTAGACTTTACTTTGATCAATATGGTAAATCACCATTAGAGTATAATGCTGTTGACTATGACACAGCAATTGTATTTTTTAAAGATAAAGGATTTGATAATAGTGCAGCAGAAGTTGTTGCAACGTCATTATTAAAACAAGCAAAGTTAGAAAACCTTCCTATATCAAAAGTTTTAGACGATATTACTGGGCTAGAACAATTACAAATTAGTGCATTAGTTGCTGAAGTTCTAAATAATAATAGACCGGCAACATCAACACTAGGATACCGTACACCGGTAGAAGATGTCTCAAAACAACGTAATGTGAGTGCTTAATATGCCGAAGTTTGCTCAAGGCAGATTTGAAATGAAAAACCCCAGCAAGTATGTTGGTACTAAAACACCAATGGCACGTTCAAGTTGGGAAACTGTTTTTATGAAGATGTTAGATGAACATCAAGGTGTTGCAAAGTGGGCAAGTGAAAGTATTCAAATACCTTACAGAAACCCATTAACAGGTAAACACACAATTTATGTACCTGACTTCTTTATTGTTTATGCAGATAAAAAAGGTAAGCAACATGCAGAAGTAATAGAAGTTAAACCTAAGAATCAATCATTTAGAGAAAGCGTTGGTAAAAGTAGATACAATCAAGAACAATACTTGCTCAATATGGCAAAATGGGAAGCAGCTACCGCATGGTGCAAACAAAAAGGACTACGTTTTAGGGTAGTAACTGAAGAAGATATTTTTCACACTGGACCTAAACGAAGATAAGTAAAAGTATGACAAAGAAATTAGAAGAACTTTTTAATATGGAAGAAGCAAAAGAAGAACCTAAAGAGGTTGAAGCTTCTGTAATAAAGGCTGAAGAAATGGAAGCTGAAATAAAAAGCGTAGATCAAAGTTATCAAGCAATCCAAAACATTACTAAAGAATTACCAGCAGTAAGAGAATTGGATACACTAGGTGAAACGGATCTAGATCACTTAGCTGATAAGGCTGAGAAAGCATATGATGATCTAATGGATTTGGGTATGAATGTAGAAGTACGTTATAGTGGACGTATTTTTGAAGTTGCTGGCAGTATGCTTAAAAATGCAGTAGATGCTAAGTCTGCTAAAATTGATAAGAAGTTAAAAGCTGTAGATTTACAAATGAGAAAGCTGAAACTTGATCAAGATTCAGGTGAAGATCCCAACGAATTAGTAGACGGATCAGGCTATATCATGCTAGATCGCAATGAACTAATGAAGAAATTAAGCGGAAAGGAATAAATACTAATATGAAAACGTTCAATGAATATTTGACTGAAAGCAAAAAAGTATACAGCTTCAACGTAAAAGTGGCAGGCGAAGTTCCTGAAGGCTTTTGCGATAGACTAAAATCATGTATGGCTTCTAGGGAAGTAGTAACTTGCGAAGAGATGTCAAAAACACCAGTTACTGAAGTTCCTATGGATTTTCCAGAACTGAACAATATGGAAGTAACTACATTTAATCTTGTAACAAGCTATCCTATTACTCCACAAGAAGTGCTTAAGAGCTGTTGTGAAGATTGCGGATGTGTTGCAGATCGTTGTAAAGTAAGAAACAGTGCCAGCCCAACTGAAGAGTATCAAATTAATGATGACAAAAGAGAAGGCGCACTATTACATGACAACGAATATAAAGAAGCAGGTAAGATCAAACACAAAGATTACTTTGGTAATGATTTTAACAAATCATTTTTGAAAGACTTACAAAAAACTTCTAAAGAACGTAAGAAGGAATTAGGACACGATAAATTAAAAGCAGACGTATTTGCAGACGTTCCTAAGATTAAAATCGACAAAGCGGGTGTTAACAGCCCTGTAGGGAGTAAATAATGAACTTTAATGAACTTATGCAAAAAATGCGTGAGCTTGACACAACTGACGCCCCTGTTACAGAGATGCCAGTTCCTATGCCACAGGCTCCAATGTCAACACCAGAGCAAAAAGATAAAGCAAGAATGAATGTTAATATCAGTGCTGAAGGCGATGCTATTGATGACGTATTAAAATTAATGACTAAAGTTAATCCAGACATGATTAACCAACCAGAAAAACCAGACATGCCAGACATGCCAGACATGACTATTGCTATGCCAAAGCCAATCAATAAATTGATTCCAGACTTTGATGACGATAATGATGATAAGCCAGGCGGTGATATGGATATGGGCATGGACAAAGATGACCATGATGCAGATCACGATATGATCAAAGGTTTAGACAAAGACGACGATGGCGACCACGACATGGACGACCACGACGAAGAAGACAAAGATAAAGAAGAAGCATATGCTAATGAGCCTGATGAAGACCACAGAGACATTGACTATATGCAAAACAAATTAGCAGGTGGAATGAACCGTCCTAAGGGTACACATCCTAAAGTAGCTGACGGTGACAATCCTATGAGAAAAGTAAAAGAGGGCGAGGACCTAAGAGCTCAAATACACGCTGAACTTACACAACGTTTAGCAGAAGCTAAGGGAGAGAAGTAATGGCAGATTTAACACAATCAACAATCGGCGGCGGTAGTTCAGTAAAGGTTGCTGAAAACAGAAAACCATATGCTGATATGACAGCTATACATTACAACGGCAACAAAAACTTAACAGTATTTGAAATTGCATGTGGTGCAGCAGTAAACGCTCAAACAGGCAGCGGACTAGCAATTGAAAGCATTATGCGTATTGTTGAAAAATATTGTACTGTTGTTATTCGTGGCGCACTATATGGTACAAACCAAAAGTTTGCACTTGTAGTTGAACAAAGCAACGACTCATTAGATTATGATCAAGCAGGTGCAGAAACACTTGTAGAACAAATTGAAGATGACATCATTGCATTAACTGACTTATCAGGTGCTACACCAGCACAAATTGACTTTACTGGTGTAACTTGTACAGTAAAAACTACGCTAGAATTAGCATAATACTGCTATCACAAGATTCAATAGCACCTTCGGGTGCTATTTTTTTGAGTAAATACTAGTATGGCAAAGAGTTTAGATGGCGTTCAGATAAAGAAGGCCCACAGCAAAAATAAATTTACATTAGAAGAAGTCAAGCACTTAGAGGCTTGTATGGATCCTATCACGGGCCCATTATACTTTTGTGAAAACTTTCTAACCATTCAACACCCTGTAAAAGGTTCAATGAAGTTTGAGCCTTATGGATTTCAACGAGAACTAATTCAAGCATACGCAGAAAATAGATATTGTGTTGCTATGTTACCTAGACAGATGGGTAAGACGACCTGTGCTGCTGGATATCTATTATGGTATACAATGTTTACACCTGAATCGCAGGTGCTAATTGCTGCACACAAATATACTGGTGCGCAAGACATCATGAATAGATTTAGATATGGATATGAAACATTGCCTGACTTTGTTCGTGCTGGTATCTATACATATAACAGAAACACGATTGAGTTTGATAACGGTAGTAGAATACAAGCAACTACAACAACAGAAGATACTGGACGTGGTAAATCACTTTCATTAATATACTGTGATGAGTTTGCGTTTGTGCAACCGCCAGAGAAAGCCAAAGAGTTTTGGACTGCACTTTCTCCTACACTGTCAACAGGTGGTAAAGCTATTGTTACAAGTACACCAAACTCAGATGAAGATCAGTTTGCTATGATTTGGACAGAAGCAAATAAAAAGTTTGACGATCACGGTAACGATATGGGCGTAGGTACTAACGGATTCTTTCCTTATTTTGCTCCATGGGTTGATCATCCAGATAGAGATGATGCCTGGGCAGCAGAAGAAAAAGCAAAGATCGGTGACGAACGTTTTAGACGTGAGTTTGATTGTGAATTCTTAATCTTTGATGAAACACTTATTAATAGTGTTAAGTTAGCAGAACTAGAAGGCTCAGAGCCTATTATGAATACTGGACAAACACGTTGGTATAAAAAAATTAATCCTAAAGCAACATACCTAGTAAGTATGGATCCAAGTTTAGGTACAGGCGGCGACTATGGTGCTATTCAAATATTTGAAATGCCTAGTATGGAACAAGTAGGAGAATGGAGACATAACTTAACTCCAATACAACAGCAAGTAAGAACATTAAGAGAAATTTTACAGTACATTCAAACAGAATGTGCAACAGGTGGAAATGCAACTCCTACAATATATTATAGTGTAGAGAATAATACAATTGGTGAAGCAGCACTAGTTGTTATTGCAGACATAGGTGAAGAAAACTTTAGCGGATTATTCTTAAGTGAGCCTATGAGAAAAGGACATGTTAGACGTTATAGAAAAGGATTTAACACAACACACAAAACAAAGATTACTGCATGTAGCGGATTTAAAAATTTATTAGAAAAAAATAAGATGAAAATACACAGTAAACCGCTTATATCAGAGCTAAAAACATTCGTAGCACACGGTGTTGGGTACGGTGCAAAAACAGGCGAACATGACGATTTAGTGGCTGCAACATTATTAATTGTACGTATGGCCAACGTATTATCTGACTGGGATCCTAAAATATACGACAAAATGACAGAAAGAATGACAGAAGATCAGTTCCCAATGCCGATCTTCGTAAGTACAGGATTTTGATAAATACTTATATGGACGCAACTAACAACATAGCAACCGATCTCTTCTATAAAATTAGAAGTAGATTTAAAGGTTTAAAATTAGGAGATGACGCTGGGTCAATTACTATCAACCCGGAGCAAGCCAGATTCTTTGACTTTGATTATAATGAAGGCGATAAGAATATTGGACACGTGAGTATTAGCCTTGCTGAACCAAATTCAATGAAAGTATACTTTTCAAATGGTATTACTGAAGGCATGGACGATCCACAAAAAGACAATTGGTACGGATTTCTAAAAGAATTAAGAAAGTTTAGTAAGCGTCGACTACTAGCATTTGATACTAGAGACATTGCTAAAGACAATCTAGACCAAAGGGATTATGCATTCCTGAGTCAATACTCAAACCCACAAGCGGATAGTGATACTATAGTAAAACCAGTCGGAGAGAATAAAATGAACGAGAGCACCTTATACGGGACTAAAAAACAGAGCTTCCAAAAACTGGAAGACACAAGATTAATCATTAAGCATAGTAAAACACTTGCTGATGATACAGAAATGAAGCCAGGTGATAGATCAAGAAATATTGCTGCTTTATTTGTTGAAAACTCACAAGGTGAAAGATTTAAATATCCTTTTATTCACTTAGCAGGCGCAAGAGCTATGCAAAGACACGTTGCAAATGGTGGTGCTCCATACGATGCAATTGGTGAAAGCATTATTAAAATGAGTGAAGAAATTGCACAATTAAAAAGTTTCACAGGCTATGTTGTACGTAACGACTTAATGAACTCCGACACAAATTCAGTTGTTGAACGTAGCAAAGGCCAGCTTGATAGTTTAAGAGAAAGAATTGCAAAAATAGCTAAACAACCTCACTATGAATCATACGTAGAAGGTTTCCAGACACCAGAGGCAATGGAAGTACCAGATGATGTAATGGAACAGTTTAAAGATCAATTCACTATTAGAAATTTCAAAGAAGATTTAACATCAGTATTTCCAGTACTATATAGACTAATGAAAGAAGATGAAATTGTAGGCTATGACGACATAGTCGAAATGACAAAAAACGAATCAGACAAATATCACTGTAAAGATTGTGATGATGTAATGCACAAACCTACAACTGATTGTGAGCATGACTCACACGATGAAAATGGTAGTCATTGGGTTGATAACAATGGTAATGGCATACATGATATGGACGAAGCAAGTGATCCGTTTGCAGCATTTGAAAATTGGGCAATGGCACTAGGTGAAGATTCACCTCTTACAACAGGTAGCGACGAAGAAATTAAAGAGGCAGTTGCAAGTCTAAATGAATTAGTAAACCAAGACTTTCCAGTAGGCGTAGATGGCACAAATGCTATTCAAAGTTTAAAAGGTATTATCGAAGACAACAGACTGTTTAACGATATTAAAATGAAGGCAAAAGAAGATCCTAACGGAGATGCTCGCCCATTAGTTAAAGCATGGGTTGAAGAAAATGCACCTGAGCAATTAGAATCATTAGACTTTGGTGATATGGCAGATGAACCAGCAGTAAGTGCTGATCAATCTGAGCCACCAATGGAAGGCTTTATGCCAGACGAGTTCGAAGGCGAGTTTGAATGGGATGGAACAGGCGATGATGGCGAAATGACACCTTGCACTGTATCGTATAAAGCAAAAATTGAAAACGAAGATGGTCCAGCAAACATCATAGTTGATCCTAAATCAATATCACTAGACTGCCAAATGGATGGTAACAGTAAATTAGGTTTTGACCCTGACATAGATCTTGAAATGCAAGACATGGACGAGTTAATGGCAGCTTGTCAGGAGGACGCACAAGAAATGTACGATAATGCAGATCATAAACAACACGAAGGAACGCAACAAGAAGGTAGAGTAAGTGATGCGTTGATTGGTGCTGAAGAAATTTTAGGTGACTTTACAGATGAAGATCAAAAGTTAACAATGCCAAAAGACAAAGTTAAAGCTGCTATTAAAGTAGGCAAGTATGAAGCAGCTGATGCTATGTTTGCAATTGATATGGTTGACACAGACTTTGATGACGAAGGCAATCATATTGAAAAACAAGATGAGCCAGATTTTGGCGAAGGAAATAAGTTCTCAGGTGAGAGAGACAAAGCAATCAAAGCAGGCAAAAAAGAATTCAAAGTAGACGGTAAGTCATATGATATTAACGAAGTAGCACAATTTATTGTAAGTATGTACGATAAAAATAGTGGCACATTTCCAAAAGGTCCAGAAGGCGTTGCTACTATGGTAGACAAGAAGTTCGGCGAACATGCAGGACAAGTTGCTCGTAAGATGGTAGAACGAATGGCACCGGCACAAGAGCAAGGGGCAGAAGAACTCGAAGAACTCGAAAGAATCAAAACCTTAGCTGGCGCTTACTAAAAGACTTAAATAATACTCATTAACGGAGAAGAATATGTTTAACTGGATTAAAAAGCTGTTCACTTCACCAGTAGAACCTTTGGTACTAAAGGACGAAGTGAAAGAAAAGGCCCCAGCAAAAGCTAAGAAAGTAACTAAAGCTGAGTTATCAAAAATGACAAAGGTTAAGTTAGAAGAATTAGGCAGAGATAACGGCATTGAATTAGATAGAAGGCTGACTAAAGCAAAGCTAGTTGCTCAATTGCACAAGGCACTTTAACGTAACTCAACTAGGACTTGCTTTTAGCTCTCCTAGGAACTGTTTACATGTTTCAACCTAAGACTAAAGGAGAATGACAATGTGGACTAAACCTTCATACACAGAAATGCGTTTTGGTTTTGAAGTTACAATGTACGTAATGAACAAGTAACGTACAAGTTTTACGGAAGGAGGCTGCGGTCTCCTTTCTTTTTGGCTGAATGAAACCACAATTAGTTAAAATAACAGTTGACGGGCTAAATAAAAGAGCATATAATAATACGTATGCTTAGGCATGAAAGTGAAAACATATAACAAGGCTATAGGAGGCACAAATGGCATCACTCGCAGAAATAAGGGCTAAACTACAAGAGTCCAACAATCGTAACACTGGAAATTCTTCCGGTGGAGACAACGCAATTTACCCACATTGGAATATGCAAGAAGGCAAAGAAGCAGTAATTCGTTTCTTACCTGACAGCGATCAATCTAATACGTTCTTTTGGGCAGAACGTGCAATGATTAAACTTCCGTTTGCTGGAGTAAAAGGCGACACTGACTCACGTCAGGTAATTGTACAAGTTCCATGTATGGAAATGTATAACGACGGAACACCATGTCCGATCTTAACAGAAGTTCGACCATGGTTTAAAGATAAATCTTTAGAAGATATGGGACGTAAGTATTGGAAAAAACGTTCATATGTATTCCAAGGGTTTGTTACTGAAGACCCGTTAAACGAAGAAAGTTCTCCGGAAAACCCAATCCGTAGATTTATTATTGGACCACAGATCTTCCAGATCATTAAAGGTGCATTAATGGATCCTGAACTTGAAGAACTGCCAACAGACTATATGCGTGGCGTTGACTTTAGAGTTAAGAAAACTTCTAAAGGTGGCTATGCAGACTATTCTACATCATCTTGGTCACGTAAAGAACGTGCATTAAGTGATACTGAAAAGGCAGCGATCGAAACGCATGGTCTTTACAACATGTCAGATTTCCTTCCAAAGAAACCCGATGAAGTTGCATTGAAGGTTATGAAAGAGATGTTCGAAGCGTCAGTAGACGGTGAGGCATATGATATGGACCGTTGGGGTCAGTACTTTAA